GATACACCAATCAGCGTTAATCCAACATTGGTTTTCGTTGCTATCTGGCCGTTGATCATGTCAACGTAATCACCAGAAGCCACATTCACAATCCCCAGGATGCCATCCAATACCGTGTCAGCACAAGATACAGCCGCATCCAGTGTCCCGAGATTGGTTGAGTCTTGTGTGAATACAAGATCAATAGATACACCAGCATCAACCGCTGTATTGGTCTGATCTATTAAGCAGATAGAATGTAATAATGATCTCCCGCCTGGTACTGACACAGCGTTGGCTATTTCTACAGGATTGAATAAAACATCGTTTGCATCTATTGTTGATGTCTCAATAGTCGGTGTGACTGTGAGAATATCGACATCCATCTTCCCCAGCCGTTCGACAACAGCAAATTCTCTAATTTTTGTTTCAGCCATTTTGTTTCTCCTTTGTTACTATGCCTTGCCGAGCTTGGCAACTCTCATGGGCATATTGGTTGTTTAATTAATCTTTTGGCTTAGATGCGGTCTTTGGCTTTATTTCTTTAAATTTTGATTTCAACATCGCCAAATATTCCTTACTGTGGACCTTTGAATCATACGTGACCTTGTATCCACTTGGTTTTTCAAAATGTTTTACCATTTTATCTCCTTTATATGGGAGCGGCGTAATGCCGCCCCCATTACTTACGATCTGTTTCAGTTAATGATTATGAAACATCGGTTGTCAGTGAAACGGCGAAAAGATCCTTGATCATTGTTTCGCCCCAGAAACCCGTCCCGACGTATTCTGTCAAACGAGCAGAAGCGTTTCTTTCAGTTTCGATTCTGATCAGTCCTCTCGCACCAATCGCAACACCAAACGCACCTTTGCTGAAGGCACATCCTTCTTCATCGTCGCCACTGATCTCAGTGATCTGCGGAGAAGAATAAACATCAAACCCAGCGAACCTGGTAATAAATCCATTTAACACCACTTCTTCGTTTAGTTTTGGATTATGTCCCCACAATGCTGTGGTTGTCGGTGCTGCCGCATTTTGAACCAATGCTCTAATACCTTTGGCACCATACGTTTGCTTTACTCCAAGTGCAAGATTCAGCGGTGCTACGGCTGAATTTGCGTTCAAGAGTCTCAAACAATCAAAAATATGGGCAATAGTCAGAGCCGTTCCGGCTCCGGCGGCATCGCTTGTAAGACTGCCTGCTGCAAATAGATTAGCAACATCATCATCCAGTTTAGCAGATATTGAATTACCAATTACTGCACCGGCTGTATCAGACAGTTTTCCAGCACCATATCCCATGTCAGCAAGATCAGTTATATCCACTTGCATGACGTGTTCAGCAATAGTTGCTGTTCTGGCTGTTGTTGCCATCGCCTGCGCACTTGAATCTGCACCTTCAGATGGTGTGGATACATCCACCGCACCGGAAACTGTTACATCAACAAATTCAACAGACTTTGAACCTTGAACTGCTGATTTTGACATTATTAATGGAAGGAAAACATTTACCTTCCCGAAAGCAGCTACTGCATCACCGATCGTTTTTCCTAAACCACCGGCAACCGTACTCGTGGTAGATACTGCACTACTCCAAGCCATAATTAAATCTCCTTAATTATTTCAATTTTAAAAATTCAAGTTTCATACGATTTCTTCAGAGTACCTTTCCCAATCCCACGGAATACACCAATAGAATTAGAGGTAAAATCTCTGCCTTTGCTCCGCTTGTGATATCTTTCTTCAAGTGAGTTGCAGTAATCATCATAGTTCATCTTAGAGCCTTTGTAATAAGTGTCCTGGCTTCCGTCTTTATTCGTTACGTGGCACAGATCATTGTTGGGGTCTATATCAACCCCGAACGCCTTATGCCCACCATCGTTAATCTTAGGCTTGTTTTTTTTAATATGAATCCTACTCATAGGCAATCTTTATTCCTGATCCTTGTATCGTATTATTCGCCTTTTCATATCCTTTCGGATCTAAAGATGCCCATTCTTCAAATGAAGCATATCCGCCGAACGATGTCGGTGTGGAATTATCAACTGAAGCGGGATTTAGTTTCGTATTAGCTTTGCCTACATGAACCTCCAATTTGTCTAATGGAAGTCCATCGTATACCGCACGATCTTCTTCAGGCAATTTCGATAATAACGACTCTCGCCGGGTTGCCTGATAATCATCCCAAGCCTTTGATTTCTTTTCAGCAGAATCAAGTTTGGTTGTCATATCGGCCATAATCTTTTCGTATTCGCCTTTGCTTTCAAGCTGTTTAAGATTACGATCTTCGGCATCCTTCTTGATCTGTTTCTCTAAAGAATCAAATTTGACCTTGATGTCATTCTTTTCATCGACCAGTTCCTTAAATCGTGCGTATGGGACTTGGTCAACGGTCTGCTTCTCTTCGCTGGCAGTTTCAACGGTGTCCTGTTTTACGTCCGGGACTTCGACTTCTTGTGTGTCACTCATTTTTACCTCTTGTTTGAGTTAATTGAAATCTTCATTTTATTCAAAGTGAGTATTTTTTTGATATTTCACTTGCTAAAGAGTCCCATTCTTTTGCTATTTTCGCACTATTTTCCCAATTTTTTAACTTCAATGAGTCCCGATATTTTTCGTAAGCAGATTCTAACAATCCCCGATCTTTACTCTTTAAAAATGAGTCAACTGTCTCCAAATCTTTTTTAATACCGCTCGGTATTGGTAAATTTTTATCTCTCGCCAGAGTAGCTTCAGCAAAATATTCCTGATAATCTGTTCTTGCGTAAGGACTCACCTTTAATGAATCCGATTTTTTGAACTTTGTAAAGGATGGTTCTTTTTGTCTCGTAAGCCATAGAAAATGGTTTAGCTTTGCGTGTCCCGCTTCATGTGTTGCCACATCACCAATATTTTTTCCTAAGTTATATCCAGGCTTGGTAAATTTATTTTTAAACTTTAAATACTCTTCTGGTTTTAAATCCCATATTGGACCAAACAAAGATAGTCTTTGATTCTGCATCCTGTTTGGGATACCCATTTCTCTTGTTAGCTGAGTTACCCCAGCACTTTCACCAAAATCCCCGATTTCTGCAACAATCTCATCCATTTTAACGCCCAAACTGGCCTTGTCCCATCTCAACAAAAATTCATTAAGTGATTCCGTGTTATTTTTAAATTTTCTCAAATCAGTTTTTGATCTCATGCCTGGGTCTTTTGCCTTCACCATATTGGCTTCAACCCACTTTTCGGAATCGGATATTTTTTTATGTGTTCCGATCAATGATGGACTTGTAACATCATCTATTTTTTTCTTCTCCTTCACCAACGGCCTGTCAAGGTTCTCGCCTTTATAGGATGCCGGAACCAATACACATCGGCAGTTAGGACCGCAGATACTGAAGCCGGATGCCGGGAGTCCTAATAATTCAAAGAACTCCATCGTGCCTTCTTCACCGTGTTTTTCTTCGCAGTCTGGACAGACCTTACCATCACCAATGGACACCCACTGGAACCGCTTAATTCCCGCTTCAATGAACCTTCCGTTGGAACTTCCGTTTGATGAATATTCGATTCCGTTCTTGATGCTGCCTCTGATCTTGCTTCTGAATCCGCCGAACAATGGCCCGGAAATATCCAAATCATCCATCAACGTCTGCCGGATAGCACTGCTTGACATCCCGGATATCTTCATATTCGTGACCGCCTCTTCAATCGTCAGCGTGGTCTGAGCCGCTGCCATCCCAATCTGATTCGATATGATTAACTGCATATCAGGCACGGCGGATCATGTCCTCAATTCTTAATTCAACCATACGGACAATATCCTTTTCAGCATCATTACTGATCCCAAACCATTCTCTTTGCGGCACACCGATTCCTTCATTATGATAAAAACCGATTGCTTCTCTATCTTTGGCGATAGACACATTGGATTCCTGATTTGTCTTTTTTGCCCGTTTCGATATCCATGGACCACGTCCGCCCACGCCTTTAACTGAACCTCTGCCAATCATTCTGCCTGTATCGTATAAAGCACGAGTTGGATCAGATGAACCTTTGGCACGTTTTAATTCGATGGTTAATGCCGCCAGCGGTTTAATTGCACTGCCATTAATATCCAAACCATCTTGATTCTTCTTCACGATATCCTTGATGATCATTCCGGCAGCCAAATTGATCTCCTTCGTGAGGTTGAGTGTGATTTTCTTCAAATCAAAGTCTGTTGTCACTGTGATCGCTTGTTTAGCCACTTTGCTTTAATATCTTTTCCGCGAATTTCTCGCCAAGTTCTGCACCTTTTTCAATTTCGTCTATATGCTCATTCAAGAATGACATACCCAACGCCAATAAATATCCTTCTGTATCCTTCATCAGTTCATCAACATCAATGACTGATAAGATTTTCTCTGAATTTTCAATGACTTCTTCCTGTAATTCATCAATCTTCGCTATATGATTAAGTACCAACTGTGCCAAGCCGTCTTAATCCTTCAAATAATGGCTGTTCTGGCGTTACTTCCGCCGCCTGTTCTTCTTTCACTTCTTCCATCTTGGATGCCAACTCGGAATCACCCATGTCTGGATTGAAATGGAGCATTAAATCCTTTTTCGAGATTATTCCATGTTCCAGCTTCCAATCGAGCCAATTACGTTCTTCCTGAGGTGACAGCGGATAGGTCACTTCACTAAAATCAATGCTCAAATCTTCTGGAAAGCTCTTGCCTGTGTGTGTCTCGTATAC